AAAATCTCCATTGAAAGTGCATCGCGCTCGGTATAATTCTCTATTTCTCCGAGCGCATCAACACAATCGTAAAATACGTCTTCGGAGTTACGCAGTGTTCCATCAGCATTTGTTATGCTGACACCGAGCTTTGAGAAACTCTCTGTCAGTTTTTCATTTCCGTCCCTGGCGCTGTCCATGTTGCGTTTCATTTTGGTCATGGACCCTTGGATTGTTTCGAACGATACATCAATCAGTTCGGATGCATACTGCATTTCCTGTATTGTATCCGTGTCAAGACCTGTAATCTGAGACATCGTAAGGATGTTATCAGCCTCGGATGCAGCTTCGGTTGTAAGCTGAATTAAAGCCTTCTCCGCATCAATTAATGCCTTGACAGCTGCAACAACACCCATGACAGAAGCAACACCAACAGCAGAGAACTGTGCAAAACCGTTAAGAGAACCTTTTACACCGTCTGGAATGCTTACTCCAAATTTAGATCCAACTGAATCAAGCAAATCTCCGAGGCCTTTGGCTTCGCCTAAAAAATCAAAGATGCCCTTATTAGCATCTTCAATGGCCTCATTGTTTTTCTTTATAGCATTTTCAGTTTTGTAAAGCTGCGCTTCGGCATCATTCAGTTTCCGCTCCATATTCATGACTTCGGTACTGGATTCGTCGTAGGCCGCTTTTAGCTTATCAAGTTCTTTTCTGTATTCCTCGACTTTTTCCTGTTGAGAATAATATTTACGTTCGAGGATATCTCCCTGTTTAGTTAAAAACTCGACGGAATTTGCATTGTCTTCGTACTGTGCTTTTAATTTGCGCAGTTCCGAATCAAGCACACCTATTCCCGAATTAATTCCGGATATAGCTTGCTTAAACTCTTGCTCACCGTCGAGTTGAATTTTCGTTTTTATTCCGCGTGTTACGTTTGGCATATTAGCCTCCCATAAAAAGTTGTGACAGATCAGTTTTCTTTTCGGTCTTCACATCATGTGGATTGAAGTATTTTTCAAACAATGTGATGCAGCGCACCGGATTCATTGTTGTCCAAAAAGAATGCTCATCCAGTCTTAGATGGCAGACCCAAATACTCAAAAACCACGCATAATCTATTTCTAGATCTGCGTGGCCTCCGAGTTTTTTGAGTCAGTCGGCTCCGTTTTATCTGTTTTTTTGTACAGAGCTTTGACAACCAGTGTCATAACTTCTGTAAGGAGCGAGCCATCCGTAATGTCAACAATTCTCCCGACCTGCTTCGGAGTATATCTCTCAGGCCATCCTACTTCATCGGCATACTCATTTATCATTGCCGTTAAGAAGCAAAGGAAGTTATTAAGAGATTTTCCCGCGTTAAGCACTTCGGGAAGTGTGCCTCCGTTCATCTCCTGAACATCTGCAATAACATTGAAATTGCACCGGAGGATTACATCTTTACCATCAAAATTGATGCGTAATTCGGGCATACGGATATCTTCACTCATAATTACACCAGCTTCGCGTTAATCCATGCCTGTGCAGCTGCTTCAGTGTCGCAGTAGGCACTTTCAATGAGTTCCTGGTTAGTTGAATGATCCGCAAGAAATTCACCGGTCGTTGTCGGAGTCTGGAACGTGATATTGTCTCCGAGTGTCTGCATCGTCATTGACGGTGGCCCGAATAATGCGCGCTGAATTTTTACAGCCAGGAATTTCTCAACACCGTCTACCATGCTCGGTGCATAGAATGCAATTCCGACATACTGAGGTGTATCTTTTGCACCGAATTTCAGCGAATTGATTGTTGTTGCCGTTGTGCCGACTGTAACAACCTGAGTTGCTTCTCTTGCGCTGAACATGAGTTTCTGTGCAGCTTCAGGAATGTATTTGACACCGATTGAAATTGTGCCGCCGACAATTTTCTTCATGAATTCTGCAAGGACAGATTCAGCATAAACTCTTCCTTCAGCATATTTGAACTGGAGGTTGACGTTCATTGCATCACCAACTGTCTGTGCATCTGTGTAAGATATTGTGCCTGATGTGTTAACGTATTTAGCAACTTTTATCCCACGTAAATCAAATGAAGGCATATTAATTCTCCTTTAAGTATTTTTATCAAGGTAATCGTCCCAAACTTTTACACCGGCTTCTATTATCTTGTCTTCGTTCAGGACGTTAGCTTTACCGATAAACTGTTTTGGTTCGATTGCTACTTTTTTTCCTCGTCTTTGAGGGACACCGAATTCATTCAGGAATGCAATCTCTGCGTTCCTGGTTTCCTTATTGCCTCTTTTACGTTTTCCTTTAAAGGATATGAAACATGAGGCAATACCGTCTTTGCGCGTTACCTTTGAGAGAGTGAAAGAATCTAAAACGTGCTGGCCGTCCCATTCAGGGTCATAAACTTTCAATGCTTTACCCATGTCGCGCTGAGCATTCAAGGCAACTTCTCCCATTGACAGGAGAATGTTGTCTACAACATCATCGGGAATGTTAGCCAGGTCAGACAGCATTGCTTTCAGTTCACCGGTTCCTTCAACACTAAATGTTGCCAACTACATCACCGATTCCTTCAAACTCAAAAACATAATGCTGTCCTTCGTTATCCGAAGCATTGATTACTTGCGGATACGTAAAGCCAGCATTAAAAAGAGCATTTTTTATGTTAGTTTTTTTAGCATTTGGATTTGTTCTGTGCGGGAGATAATAATGGAGCTGTACAAGATATCTAATTGCAGCGGGTTTAGAATCAGCAAAAACTGACGGCATTTCAGTGTACGTAAAAACGCAATATTCAGTGTTGCTTCCTTTGTACTGGTTCGGCACAACAGTCGTTACCACAGGAGACACTGCATTTATTATTCGACTGTCAATACTGTTCATCTCTGCTCCTCCGCAAGTGACAACTCGACGGTGCCTCGGCCTGTTTCAAAACAGCGGATAACCTTGTAAAATTTGTTATTAAATTTACATTTATCTTCTCCGCTGTAATCATCACCCCAGCACTCTACAGTTGCTGACAGCTTCAAGCCTGTCTTCATTCCGTCAAAAAATTCAGTGCGCGTAACACCTTCTGTGAACGTGCAAAAAATATTCTTTTCGGTTTCAATAACAGTTTCATATCCGTCAGCATCCGTTGTGACTGTCGGAACCAGCAGAGTCAGAGTATCAGTCCACGGTGTACGATTTGTTCTCGTTGGATTGTATCTCTGACTCATTCTGTTGCCTCCGGTTCCGTATTGTACTCGTTAGCTAACGTCATCATCTTTACCATCTCATTAAATGCATTGTTGTAACGCTCTGCATCTCCCTGATAGTTAAACCAACCTCTGCAATAAAGCATTATTGCCTGTTTGGTTAATGAATCCGTATCATCAACATTGTTAACACCTGCAATAGCAAGTCTCTGCTTGGCAGTATTAATTGCAGTTGTTACATCTGTATCTAGATTGCTAGACGAGATTCGGAGATCTAATTTAACTTCATCAAGAATTGTTGTTGTCGCCATTGTTATTCTCCAGTCTTTGTTTCCATGCAAGATATGTATCTTCGCATACTGTTGTTCTTGCCATATGTCCTACTTTTATTCTTGGGTCGCACAAAAAATTATAACCAAGCTTGCGTGCTCTGATGCAGAAGCTGACATCTTCGCCGAAGCCAATCATCGGTGAAAATGGCATACCGCTTCCATATTTTGAAACGGCTTTAATAACATCTATATGCATTAAAACCGCAGCCATTCCACAAGCATCAATTTCGAAAGGTTCAGACGGTACGTCCTCAACTCTTTCAATAATTGCTTCTTCTGGTACGTTGCTCAGTCTAATTTTAGTCCACACGCAAGGCTCAAAGTTAGGTCTACGTGCAAAAAAGATTCCAGCAACAGCATCATACTGTCCTTTGGAATCCTTCAAATCTTTGAGCATATCGATGAGCATATCTTCGTTGAATGTCATATCACTATCCAACCAAAGAACGTAATCATACTCATTATCTATGGCATATTCGCAAAGTCTGTTTCTGCTGTCATAAACCAATGATGACTGTTGAAATTTAACATCTACAGTCCCAGGCTTATTCAATGCACAAAGAGATGCTGCGAATTCAGTATCGATATGATCTAAACATGGAATTGCAATTAGAATCTTCATTTCGGCTCCTTTTTCGGCTCCCATGTTAAAAGGGGAAGAGACGGAGCCACCTCTCTTCCCCCAAATTAGAACTACAGCTGAATTAAGCAGTTGTAGATACTAAACGAACGATTGCATCGCCTTTTGCTGGCTTTGAATCAAAGGAAGCATAGCCACGATACATAATTGAACCGGATGTGAATCCAGCTTCAAGTGATGTCTCAACGTTTGGACCTTCGGAGAGGTTACCAACAACGTCAGTCCACTTGCCGAGGTAAAGACCATTGTTTGAAGATGGTACATAGTCATCAACGAGAACTGGGAAGCCCATAATCTGACCTTCAAGACCGTTTGCTCTATCCTGTACGAAGATAGGTCTCTTGTTGTTGTCGCAGATAGCTGCAATCTGTCCGTAGAGAGTCTTCTTGTTAACAAGGAACTTTGCTTCTGCATCATATGCAGCTGGGAGCAGTGCGATAAGGTCGCAGATGTTTTTGTAGGTGTAACCAGTTGTAGCTGTGTTGAGAATCTGGTTTGTGTCAGTTGTGTAAGTGAGAGCTGCAATGCCGTTTGTTGTATCGTTGATAATGTAGTTATCAATTGCACGAGCGATATCGCCTGCGAGCATTTCAACGAGCCATCCTTCGAAAGCATCAATAGCCATCATCTTTGCGGACTTGGAGATTGCGAGAACTTTCATAAACTCGTAAGCACTGAGTGTAACTTTAACTGTTGTATCGCCTGCAGCAGACAGAGCACTGTTTTCGGTGTGCTTCTCAGCTGTGTTACGAACACCTTCAGCTACAAACTGTAAGTTGCCTGCCACTCTCATGAGTGTGATTTCGGAGAGCATTGGAGCGAGTTTCTTCATCTTCTCGAAGAATTTGTCTGCTACGATTGTTGGAACTGCGTTTGTTCCGGACTGTGTGTATCCGTCTCTCTCTTCAACGGACATAAGAGCACCCTGAAGGTTCTTTAACCAGGCATTTCTGTATTCAACAGATGATACATCAAACATTTTTCTTTCCTCTTTTTCTTTTATTGGTTCGGCAATAACTTTTGCCACTTCGCCCTGTGCGACTTTTTCGCGGGCTTCTACTTTTGCTGCT